CCACAGATAATTTTTTATACAACTCATTCGCATCACAATCTACATGAATTTTGAATGCTGATGGAGCGAAGTTCTTACTATCATATCCAATATGAGAAACATTCAATGACGTTCCGATCATAATAAGAACATCACATTTCTGTAATGCCATATTACCCGCACGTGAACCCTTAATACCTATGGTTCCAATGTTATATGGATCATCATGTGTCATATAATCTCTGGCTGCATACGTGGACACATAAGGAATACTGTATTTCTCTACAATATTTCTAAATCGATCTATCAGTCCACTTTGACCGATGCCACCACCAGCAAGAAATAATGGCCTAGTATATGTCTTATAACTCATATAAGTTTCAGTAAAGAAATCAGGAATAATGTCCCAGGCATAATGCTTAGGTATATCAAGATGAATATCTGCTGTATCATCTGGAATATTCGCAATTTGTATATCAGCCGGAATATCAATCCAGACTGGCCCACGTCTTGGCGATAGGGCAAAATTTACAGCATTTTGCAGAATACCACGTGTATAATCTGCATCATTCAGAAAATAGGAATATTTTACTATTGACTGAATAGTAGGAATAATATCATGTTCTTGAATTCCATACTTTCTGATGGGATACTCAAAATTTGTGTTGTTATATCTGTTGGTTGTCTGATCTTGTCTGACATTCCCCGATATAATCAGCAAAGGAACACTGTCTTGATATGCATCGAGAACGGATGTGATACAATTTGTTCCACCACATCCTGTTGTCGGATTTACTACAGAGAGCCAACCTCTAAATTTTGACTCTCCGATAGCAGCATGAGCAGCACCTTGCTCATTATGAAGGCAGATGTATTCTAAATCTGGATGTTTAATAAACCCATCATTTAGCCCAGATGCCCCACCACCCATCAATCCAAAAATTCTCTTAACGTGAATTTTACTTAATTGATTTGCAATATAGTCGCATACTCTCATTTATAATTTTCCATAAATTTATCTACTACAGTTTTAATGTAATCAGTTTGTTCTTCGTTTATTACTGGACTGACGCCATGAAAAAATGTATTCAATGTCACATACGTAGCATTAGTAAAATCATTTCCTTATTTCTTCAATTGATCCGAATATGCCGGCTGTAGAAGAACATTTCCGGCAAAATACGGTCTAGTCTGAATTTTATTACTTTCAAGATAGTTTACTAATGTTTCTCTCTTGAATGGGCAATCATCCTTTAATGTTAGAGGAAATGCAAACCATGATGGATCAGCTTTATCATTTGATCTTGGAAGAATAAAAAATTTTTCATATGGCGCATATATGTCGAACATTCTATCGAAATTGTTCCTGCGACTTTCAGTAATCATCGGAAGTTTCTTTATCTGTTCTAGACCAATTGCTGCCTGCATTTCAATCGGCTTTAGATTATAACCAATTTCCTCATAGACATACTTATGATCAAAGATTTCCCCTGGAAATTCTGGTAACCATTCTGAAAATCTCTTACCACATGTTCCGCACGCTAGATTATTCGCGGCCGAACCCTGGCAATAGCAACCACGACCCCAATCTCTTAATGATTTTAGAATAGTGCTGATATCAGTGGAATTTGTTGCAACAAATCCACCCTCGCCCATCGTTATATGATGAGCAGGATAGAAACTGCAAGAAGCCATAATACCAAAACTGCCAAGCCGTCTTCCATCGTATGTTGATCCTAATGCGTCACAACAGTCTTCTAGCAAAACTAGGCTATACTTGTCAACCAAATACATCACCTGATCCATGTTAGGAGGATTTCCTAAAACATGGGCAAATGACAATACTTTGATATCATGTTCCTTAAGTAATTTTTCACATTTATCCAAATCGAGATTTAATGTATTTAACTCTATATCAACAAATACTGGCTCAAATCCAAGTTGAATTATTGGATTGATTGTAGTAGGAAACCCAGCAACAGGTGTTAATACTTTAGTTCCATTTGGAAAATTATATGATCGTTTACTTTTAAGCGCAGAATACATTAACAGATTAGCAGATGATCCACTATTAGTCAATATACCAAATTTTTTACCTAATTCTCTAGGAAACCGTGATTCGAAATGTGTTCCTGATTTTCCGAGACCTAACCATCCGTCTAGAATAGTTTTAATCGCTGCAACATATTCTTTATCATCGAATACTGGACCGGCGTAATTAACCTGATTTCCAGTTTTCCATGAATTTTTTGAATTTTTTTCTGCAACATATTCTTTTACTAAGTCTAGTATCTCTTGCATATTATCTCACAACATTGTTAATCATTACTTTGGCTTGTTCAATTCGACCTTTATGATTGGCTCCTGGCCAATGTAAAGCCCAATCTCCACTTTGCCATAACATATTTTCACCTAAAATATCGACTTCTGTAGGCAATTGATTTTTATCATACATTTGGCATTGAAGACTATTCATAAATCTAGCGGGAACAACCTTGATAATTGATCTATAGTTATTATAGGTATCAATTATTGCCTGTTGTTCTTTCCAGGGATGATGAATATACCTACTCTCCAATTGAAGAATATCATTAATATATGACATACCCTCTGGGGAATTACGAAATAGTGCGACACCAACATTAAAACCATTATGATATACTGAATAAATCACATGATAATTATCGTCAATTCGATCTTCAATTTTTATATTAAAATTAGTGATTATGGCATCACAATCCACGAGAAATAACCATTTCGCATCAGGATTAGTTTCAAATGCTTCCTTTACAAAATGGATTCTGGCGAAACCCATATCAGGACTTCGCCAGTCATCTTTCTTACACACCCATTTATATGAATTAACAGCACAGTATTCCTGTTTATTTTTATCAGTAATCTGTGCCATTTCATCCATATAATCGTTGTTAAACGATCCTACCAGATACATTATTCATCATCATCCTGGATTCGCTTAAAGAAATTCTCGGAATCATCGTCATCCGAATCATTCTGCCACGATGGGGTCGTATCTTCTCTATTAAACTTAGCCTTTGGAGAAGCCTTTTCCGCAGGTGAAGAGGAAGATGTAATCTCATTCGATGTATTAATTCTTAGAACTTTATCCAGGCGTGCCTTCAAAACTTCATAAGTCTTAAACTGATTTAGTGCAATTACAGCGTCCAGAGAATGCTGTGACTTCCAAATCTTTTCCATCTCGTCATCGTCATCCAATAGTGCAGATGGCGTTTCAAATTCTGATTTCTCGTAGGTTCTATAACCATCTTTTTGCATTGCTCTTAGCCGGAAATTAGCGCCTTCCCATAGATCAAAAGGATTGACTACCTTAACATCCTCAAATACTGGATTCAGAAGATCATTAATCTTGTCAAAGATTTTCTTACCATACTTGAATAGAAAAACTTTACCTTCGTTATCAGGATTAGCCGGGTCCTTAACTACGTAAATATTCGAAACATAATAGAGCTTTCTCTTCTGCTTACGAACAGTTTCCTGATTCGCCTTTAGACCGGTTTCCCATAGCTTCTCATTATATTCACCACAAGGATCAGGCTGGCCTAATGTAGTTAATGACTTCTCAATATACCACATTCCCTTCTGATCGCCCTTGGCGGGTCCCTGGAAACCATGTTCCCAATATCTAACGAAAGGCTTTGATTCACCATCAACTGGTGGAAGAAAACGGATTACAGCAGAACCATTCTTAGCCTTGTCTACCTGCAATTCCCAATACTTATCTTCATCGCTAACAAATTTGGTAGTAAGTTTATTTACTTCCTCTGTTAAAGCTGCGATTGCATTTTTTCTATTATTTTTTAGTTCAGCAAAACTTGCCATATAGTATCTCCTAATATCTTTTTATTATTATTAATGTTTACTCTAACTGAACGTATCAACAGTTACATTCTTATATATTTGTTTATCCACCACTATGAATGGTGAATATTTCCTTATTTTTTTATAGACTCCAGGCCAAAAAATTCTTTCTTTGATCTTGGAATCAGTCACTTCAAGGAAATTTACTAATCTATCCAGTATAACTACGGTCTCGATTTTAATTTTATTTTTTATCAGGAGATCGATTATAAATGGATAGTTTGACTTCTCGGTAACTTTGAAATTTTCATTGAAATCATCGAGAAGTTTTGAAATATCAGTCCTATAGATATACTCCATAGATTGCTGTGTCTTTTCCCATTCAAGGGATATTTTTCTTGCTTTTTCTGAGAGACAGTCTGATACCCATATACTATCATCATTAAGGAGGTTTGACAAGATCAAACTTTTGAAATTTGGTTTTTTCCCTAGATACTGAAACAACGTCTTGTCATGACGGTTTTCGTATTTTTGTAATGAGTTCTTGAATTTTCCTTTATACTTGAAAAAGTCGTATTTTTCATCATTAAAGTGCATTTTTATACTACTGAATAAACAGTATGCTTCATAACCAGTCATTATTTTAACAGATTAAGTTTTTTTGCATCCTTATTGATTTCTGATAGAAAAATTTTATCGTTCTGAATAATATCGGCTATGAAATATGGATCAAGTCCATTAAATTCAGTATAGTGATGAACGGCATCAATAAGTAAAATATTACTGGTATTTGCAATCTCCCTAATATTTTCTATATGATTAGTTTTACTTAAATTAGTCATGACACTCCCTATATTTTTTAATTGTAGATAGTAATTCATCAACGTAATTATCTCGACGTTCCTCAAATACTTGAACACCTTCATGATCAACTGTAATAATGATTACAATATTTGGAATAGAGATACCAGTTAATTCCTCAAACATTATACTATATGCGGTTGCCTGCATAAGATAACCATTAATGTAATGTTTCTTCTTCAATTTTCTAGATGTTTTGAAGTCAACAACCGAACGTTTATTTTTATATTTTCCTATACAATCGGTCTTCCCAGCCAATCCTAGAAAATCACTGTATAATGCCTTTTCTAGACAATAGATATCATCCAGATTTGCATCCAATACTTGTTTGATATCCGTAAATGATTGCATGAGAATATGATCATTTGTATCTATATAATGTTCTTCATTCAGAAGATATCTCTCACAAACATCATGAACATTCGTGCCTCTTTTAGAGGCTCTGAACATTACCTTATTTGCTTCATCATCACCAACTTTCTCACGCCATTTAGCAATACCTTCGCTTGCCAGCCAGCCCATTACAGTTGTTACGGAAGGATAAGATTTTCCATCAGGGTGATGATATTTTCTACCATTTTCAGTCGTCTTCGATTCAACAATGTCTAATTTTGTTGAATCGAAGTTTGATATGTGACGAAATATTATTCTCATTAGGATAAACCTAGTTTATGCCTTGCGATAATATATTCCTTGACAATTCCCGACCTGACAATATCTTCTACATTGAATTCTACAGTGTCAACTGATTTTATCAATGCCATTACCTTCAT